CCAGCGTAGTTCCGTTGAACCATGTATCGCCGCCCGCAGTACCCGCGGCATTGACAGCGCCTACTCCCGCAGCACCGATCGCCATTACGATTGCCTGCAATGGCGTCAACGTAATACCGCTGGTGTCTGTGATCTGCGAACATGCACCGCCGCCGCCGCCTCTACCCCCGTTGCCTGTCGTCGCAGTGCCGCCGCCTGCGCCACTCCCACCGGTAGTCGTGATGCCCCACGGTGCGCCAAAATCAATCGGGATGACGAAGGCAGTCCCCTGCGTGAGAACGATAGTCTTCGTCGTCATCGTTCTCGCTCCTTGTTAACTTAGGGGTTCGGTGCAGTAAAGACGGCCGAGGTGATGCTCACCGTGGCACCAGAGGCGATCACAGCCGAGTTCAAGATGATGTCAGTCCCGGATGTGCCGGCCGATGCATCGGCCACGAAGGTGCCGCCCGACGTGGTCAAGCGCCCCCAGGTTGCCGTGCCGCTTGCGCTGGCTGTTGCATTGGAGATCGCATTGGCCGTCAATACCCCGCCGCTCGAAGCAGGAGCGAACGGCGTGCCGCAAGTGTTCGCTGATAGAGCCGTGGTTGCAGTGCCACCCGTTGCAGGGCGTGTGCCGTTGTAGAGCGTCAGGACCGCGGCATTACCAAGTTGCGTGGTAAACGCTGCGTCAAGAAGCGCGTTGCGCGAGGCAGTTGACAGGCCGATGGTCATGACGTGCTATCCCCGAGGAGTTGACGCAGCGAAGACCGACTCACTGCAAGCTTGGTGTCGAGATCGCTCACTTGGCCTTGAAGCTCGGACGCATGCGCAGCCATCGAATCGATGCTTGCTTGCAGCGTAGCTTGCTCAGCCTTCATGGTCGTCAACGTCGATTGCGCACCTGCTGCTACGGTATCGGCCTGAGCCTGGGCGTTAGCGGTGATCTGCGCAGCTTGGGCCGTTGCAGCCACCGTCAAAGCGTCGGCTTTCGTCTGTGCATCAGCGACGATCTGATCAGCCTTCAGTCCAGCAGCTTGCAGCACGCCCTCGCCGTAGTTGACGTTATTGGTGACGTCGGTCTGCAGAGCCGTCAATCGCGCTTGCGTTGCGGCGATATCGGTGTCGAGGCCGTTCAACTTCGTCTGCCGTTCCGTGATCGCCTGTCCGAGCGAGCCGATCTGCTTCACTGCCGCGTACGCACTCTGCATCCCGGCGTACGTGTTGGCCATGACTTCGAGAACGTTGGCAGCATTTGCGATATCCGCATCGCTGACAGCCGGCGTCGGCGGATCGTTGTCGACCGTTGCGGTTTGCGCTATCGGGGTAGCAGTCGGCGCGACAGGCGCATCAGAAACGATGGATGAAGTGGAAGCCGGCGTCGATGAGTCGGACGGCAAGCTGGCCGAGGACGAGTCCGATGAGGATGCAGGCGATTGTGGCGCCGAGTCCGATGCACCCGTCGAAGACGAGTCTACCGACGACACGACGCCAGATGCGTTTCCCGAGTCGACTACCGGCGCCGTATCGACGGATGCAGACGACGTTGTTTCAGGGGCCGATTCAACGGGTGCTGTGGGTGTTTCTGCTGCCACATCAGCAGCGACAGGCGCACTCTCCACAGGTGCCGATCCAGTGCTGTCAGAAACCGGCTCAGGAAGTGTGCCATCGCTCGCTCCAGGGGTGACAGCCGTACCGTCGCCGGGTACGGGGGGAACATCAGCGGCAGGCGTCGACGTCGTCGGATCATTGCCAGTACCAACATCCGTCGTGCTCTCGGACACCGTAGAAGTTGATGCGATCGGCGCCTCCGAAACAACTGCATCGCTCGCAGCAGACGACGCGGCTTGGACGTTTGGGTCAATCGCGTCCGCTGCAGGTGCTGCAGTCGTACCGCTTGCACTCACAACAGAGCCCGTCGAAGACGGGTCCGCAGTGGTAGCAACGGACGCAGATGCGTTTCCCGCATCAGGCGGCGCGGCCGTGATATCAACCGGTTCGCTGGCGGGTGCGGCTTGATTCGGATCATTCGTGATGTCGGTCATTCTGTTCAACCTTGTCGAAGAGTGGGAAGACGCATCGCCATGGCGACGCTCAATGCCGTCGTGCCGTCACCGGCAGTGACATGCGGGCGCAGATACAGCACGTTCTGCAGGATCTGTTTGAGGCCGGCCGTCGTGAACGCGAGCGACGTGCCATCGGGTGAGTTGAGAATCGACCAGTTGACGTTGTCGTTCGATCCTTCGATCTGCACCGAACCCGCTGCACCGAAGGTACCGGTTACTTGCACGGATCGATCGGCCCACAGATCGAAGTCAGGGCCGATCACGCTACCCGTGTCGCCGTTAACGAGATTGCCCCAGATCACGGATTTGATATTGTCTCGTCCGTTGCCTGGAGTCGTGATGACGTTCGCGCCGCTCATTGTTGAAGCTCCATGTCAGGTGAAAGTTGAGGCGTTGCGTTAACCGCGGGCCCGGTGTTCTGCCGCGACGTGGCCATGTTGTTTGCGTCCGTGATGGCGTGCTTGCTATTGAGCGACAACGCGAGTTCGGCCAACTGCGCCTTGACTTGCGTAAGTTGCATGCCTTGCTTGTACGCGTACTCCATGATCAAGATCTCGCGCTGCAGTTCCATCTTGGAGATCTCAGTGGCGTTGCCGTCGCGAGCCATCTGTGCTTCAGTCTGCGCGTAAGCTTCTTCCGCTTGCGCAGCAGTCTGCTGCACTGCTTGCTGCACGTCGATTTTCGCCTTCGTGATCTGCTCAGTCGATTGGATCTTCGCTTGCGCGATTTTCTCGTTGGAGGCCAACACGGCTTGCGCGATCTGCACTTTCGGATCCACGGGCGGTTGCTGTTGCGCCTGCTTCTGGAGCAACGCGATCTGATCCGGCGTATTCATCACGTCGTCTGGCGTCAAGTGGTTCATCTCCAAGCCTTTCTTGAAAAGCTTTTCGTGGTCCACGAAGACACTGTACGTCGGGTTCTGCGCCAGATTGAACAACTGCATCACGGCCTGTTGCTGCTGGTCTCGCACGATCAGAACAGACGAGCCCCGTGCATCGATCTCAAAATCACCTTTGATTTCTTCCTTGGGGTTGTACTGCATATTCCAATCGTAGTAACGGCGCAAATGAGGCCGTGTCACCTGACCGTCGTACTGCTTCGTGAGTCGACGCAGCACCGTTCCTGCACTGTTCATCAGCATCGACATGCCACCAACGCTGTCCGGTGCACTGCCTTTCTCGCCCTGCGCGATCTGAGGCAACGAGGTCTCGGCATCAGCGAACGCCTGAGCAATCGTGATGATGTTGCTGATATCTTCCTGATGGCTCGCGATCTCGAACACCTCCATCGCTTTCTCGACGTCACCATCATCCGTCAGGAACCATAGCTTGCGCGCCGTTAATTCCCAGGATCCGTCGGCCGGAACGACTGATTTCCGGTTGATGATGATCTGCGGCCCGCTACTCAACGCCATGTTGTCGAGCATCGCTCGCCATGCGGCGTTCAGTGTGCGCTGCGCATAGCGCATCAGGTACGGGATGCCGACACCGAACGGCGACTGATCGACCAGTTCCCAGTTGAACACGTCGTACGGAAAGTCACCCGTGTCCATCGGATTCAACAGGGCCTTGATGATCCGTTCGTTGCACATCACGAGGACCGCGGACACCGTCGTCAAGTAGGCCTCTGGGTCCTCAGGCAGATCAACACCCAATGCGATCAGATCATCACGTTCAACCTCGCCTGTGTAGATCCAGATCTCATAGCGCTTGTCGTCATACTTGCCCGTCTGATCGTAGGCCAGATCGAATGCGCGCTTCTGATCTTCATAGTCTCCTACCTGCGCCACGTGCTTCGGCCCTTCCATCAAACACTGACCGATTGCATAGGCGTTGTACCCAGGGATCTTCGCGAGGCGAGCCAGCTTGCGACCCGGCATGTAATCCCGCTCGTATACGTAGGCGCCGTTCTGCACGTCATCGCCGCATGCTGGATCCGGGTAGAAGTTCCATGGATCCACGCTGTACGACTGCGGCTTGATCTCTTCGAGTACCTGAAGGATTTGAATCGTCTTGCCGTCCGGCCCAGTCTTCTGTACCCATTTCTTGCCAGTTCGATTGATCGCAGTCGGGCCTTTGAAAATTCCCGTACCCAGACGTGCAGCATTCTGGATGACCTTGCGGCCTTCATCCTGAAACTGACAGCCCGTTAACTGATCGTCGATCTCCTTCTCCATGGCTTCGGCTTTCTTCTGCGCGACAGCCATCTCTTCAGCGGCCAAGTCACCGACCGTCAACTCATCGGGCGTGCCATCCGGTTTCGTGCGAGTCGGGTGCGGCAACGTCTGTCCACCGGTCTGCGGATCCTGGTACGGCTTGCTGTTCGTGAGGTTGTCCATTAACTCAGGAACGGGCGATGGCTTGATGCCCCAGTTGCGATCGTCGGTCGGGAACAACATGTCCGCGAGTCGAGCGCTGGCCGTGTTGGTCTTCTGCCGCGTCAACTGCACAAACACCGTCGACCGATTGCGCTGTTGCGTAGGCCCCGGTGTTCGTCGATCAATCACCTGTGCGCCCTGCGCCGCTTCCATGATGTCCATGCGGCGGTTGGCTGAATCGCGGCCGTGGTAGCTATCCGTGTCATCCAGCCAGCGGCGCTCGACCCCGGATGCACTGCGCGCCATCACGGCCTCAAGCCGGCGCTTGGTCATCATGTCTTGAAACAACTGCAGGCGTTCCATGCGCTTCTCGGCTTCTGATGCCGCTGCTTCCTCGTCAGCCGGGAAGTCGTTATTCAGCGGGTCCATGGCTTGTTGCGGCGGATCTTCGAGGTCCATCATGGCGGCTGATCCTTAGATAACCTTCTTCACGTCCGCATACAGCGCCGCGATCTCGGGATGATTCGTCTTGAATTCGGCAATCGCTTGCACGACGTGCTTCGCCGCCATTCCATCTTTCACGGTAGCGCTGACCTTAGCAATCGCAGCCTTGGTCATGGCTACCGCACCAGCGGCGCCAAGCATCACGATTGCGCCTGCTCCAACTATGGAGAGCGGCAATTCAAGCAAATGAAACAGATCCATCAGCATGGTTCAATCCTCAGTAGGCCAACAAACTTTGGGGCCGCCGATCGTGCCTGACATACCGCGCGCGGCTTCAAGCGCTTCGGTGCGGCTAGGAAACCAGGGAACCAACGATGCAAGCATCATCGGCCCCTCGTCAACAAACACCTGCAAGTTAACGCCGACACCGATGATCGAGCCGTCATGGCTGTCGACGTGCGTCACGATCGCGCACTGTTCATCGTGTCCATTCGACCAGGGGCCGAACACGTTCACGATCTGCCCGCGCCGCACGACTCGGCGCGGCTTGAGATCCGCTTTCAGTTGCCGGATCACTTCGTCTATGTCGCTCATCAGTACCCCGCATCCGGATCGAGTGGCGCCCAAGCTGTCACGTTGCGTTGTGGCGGCGCGGGTGTAATGGCGTCTCGCAGCCGCATGACGGCGTATCGAATCGCGCTGATGATGTCGTCGTTCACGTCGACGATGATGCCTTTGTCACGGTGATACAAATTGATCTCGTCGAAGGCCTCCGTCAGGTGATCGAAGATCTTGAAGCGCCCTGTCTGCATCCGATCCAGGATGTCACCGACACTCACCTCAAGGCTGTTCGATCCCTCAGCGTTGGTGGCGTGCGTGCCGAGCATGTTCGCGCCGAACCGGGCGTATTCATCCTTCGTCGCTTCGCCAGTCTTGCGCTTGTCGAGCCCATCGTGCGGCCATGAGATCGGGATCCAGGCGCCTTTCGCTTTGAAATACTCGGCGTGATAGCGCGGTAGCTGCTCGCTCTGCTTGTAGCAGTCGTACACATAGACTGTGTCCGTCTCGCGATCCCATGCGATCCAGGCGCCTGCGGCCGGGTGATTCCAACCGAAGTCACAACCTGCAATGCGAGGCCAGTGCGCCGGGACACGAAAGGCCGGGACGCTGATGAGTTTCTGCTCGATCGGGAACACGCGGCCTGAGCCCAGAATCGGTATGCCCTTGGCTCGTGCGTCTCGCTCATGCGCTGGATAACCGGCGATGATGGCGGCGCGCCGTTCTGGCGAGTAGTGCTCCGCATCCTCGATCGTCATGTTCGTGTCGTGCGTCCCTGGCGCATGATCCACCAGGAAGCGCTTCACGACATTCGACATGCCCAACAGCGGGGTAAACGTGATGTACACGATGCCGCCGCGACCCTCGTCACCTGCTTGCACCCGCGTCTTGATTTCGGAATAGACGCCTTCGTCTGGTTCCTCGTCGCACCATGCGAAGTCAAGCGTTTCGCCTTGAAGCTTCTCGCGACCCTGTTCGTAGGATTTGAACGAAACGATCGATACGCCGCCACTCACGTGCCGCACGGCAACCGTGTCGACTGCATTGGCCACGCCGTGCGACTTGCGGGTGATGTGGACGATGCATTCAGCCGGAATCGCACCGGTCCCCCACATCGTCTCGCCTTCTTCCGGGTTTGAGCGGCCCAGCAGAATCCGTTGCGGGTTGTCTCGCGTCGACTCACCTGTGACACCCAGCGCCCATCCGACAGTCGGATGATTGAAGCGCTTGCCTTCCCACCAATCCGGGTAACGACCCGTCAGATGCATCGCTGTCTCGAACCCTGCCGACCATGTCTTGCCGACCTGATTCCCTGCGCGTAGCAACCGCTCCGTGATGTCCGCAAGCGCGCCGGCATCGTGAAACATTTTCTGCTTGGCGTACGGCCGATACTTGGCCAGCAGATTTTCCATGGCCTTGCGCGACATGACTTCGAGCAAGTCATTCAGTTCGAGCTTCTCTTCGTAGGTCAGCAGCGCAATGTCCAGCGTTTTCAGGAAGTCGTCGACGTTATCGGTCGTGATGTTCATGTCGGTACCGCGTCCAAAATCAGGTGAATCCGTTCGACACTGCCTCGATTGAACGCTGAGTGCGTCTTGCGATGCTCGAACCACCATGCCTCACCTGCCGCCATGTGCTGCGGCTCATCATCGACCACCAATGCGCAGTCTTCGTTGGTTCGCAACGCAACGTGGTACCGCGTGAAGTGCTCGGCATACGCGCCCTGATCGATGTGTGGATCAAGCGCGCCGCCTGGAGGCAGGCGAACGATCAACACTCGGCCTAGCTCGCTGTAGCGAATCGCGCTGAGCAGCGAGCCGATCACAGGCATCAGCGCGGGCATCAAAGGCGCCAGCAACGGATAATCATGCGTCTCGGTGCTCAGGAATGCGTCCTCGTAACAGAAGCTGACCGGACCGCGCAGATGGATGCTCTGCGTCATGTGATGCGCACTGCCCAGGAAGATCTGTCGGATCACGATCTCATTCCACCAATCCGGGTGCGCGTCCAGTTGCTTCAACAGCGGCTCAATCGGCAGACCTTCACAGATTCGCTTGAAGTTCATGAGTTCGTGTCCGCTTCATCGTCCTGCTTGGTGGCGCGCTCCGCGGCACGACGTTGCAATACCAATAGTCGCTCCGTCACCTGCGTTTCGCTGAGTCGCTCATCCTTGACGTCCAGGTTCAGCTTGTCGCCGTACTTGCCTGGATTGATACGCGCCGCCGTCCATTGGATAGAGTTAATCAGCACCTTCAATGCATCGATCTCCTCTCGACTCGCACCCATGGCCGACTTGCGCTTCATCTCGGCTGACAGTTCAGTGATCTGCTCAACCTGATTGTCGGTGCGCGTGAAGACCGCTGTTTGATACTGCTTAGCGGCTTCCGGGTTATTGTCCATGTAGCGATGGAACGAGGTAACAGACGGCATATGCGACAGGCGGCACACCTTGGCCATGGACTGCCCGTGCGTGATACGCCCCATGGCTTCGTCCCACAAATCAGGCGTCATGCTGATGCGCTGCTTCGCCACGATCTCTTCCGAGGTTGGCATCCGCGTCACGGTGCCAAACGCGAGATCCATTGCCGCTTCAATTGCCGCGTTACCAGCGAACCTGATACGCGCTTGCTCATCGATATATTCCTGCATCGTGAGCGGCATCGGGTTGCCTTCCTCATCCAACTTGCGCGCCGTATGAAGGGGTTGATTTGTGTTAACTGCACCAGCTTGGTGCGGCGCAAACGTTTTCGTTTCGCTACTCGATTTGCTTTGTGAACCTTGACCCGCTTGAGAGGATTGCAACGCTGCTTCGAGCGCGTCAAGCGGGTCGACGTGTTTTTGCGTGCGCGCAGTAGTCTTGCCCTTTGTCGCCGCCATGATTCACGTTCCTCTACTGTTTACTGCAACTCGCGTCACAGCTTGTTAACTCAATGCGTCGGTGCACTCTGATTTTCCTGCGCCATCTGGTTCCACATTGTTTGCGCGTCGGTTCCTTGACCTTGCGTTGCGCCGTTGCTCGGATCGCCGCCCGCGCCTTGCGAACCGTCGCCGCTTGCGTCGTCCGTGTCGGCTGGCGGATTCATCAGCAGATGCTTGGCCATCGCCAGGGCTTGCCCGATGTCGGTGACTTGTTGCGACGAGTCGCTGTCGCTCGACGGCTGATCGCACATCCCGACTGTGAACGTGCCGTCACCGTTGGACGTAATCTCGATCGTGACAGCGGATCCGGTAGACGCTGCTTGCGGTGGCATCGGTGTGCTCATGTGGGGCTCCAAGGGAAAACGGGCTTTAAAAACGACGAAGGGCGCCATGTGGCGCCCCTCTGGACCAAAGTTACCTGCGTTTCGCATGGCGACACTGTCCCGGCACGAATTATCAACGTTTTCAGGATCCGCGCAATAGTTCGCAG